GTATTCAATTCTTTAAAGATCACATCAAAAATAAAAAAGAAAACCCTAAATGTTATGAGTTTTTAGATATTAACTTTGAGAGTTTACTCAATGTATATCTAACAGAAAATCCTAAAGATACTTTTTATAAAAAGATATTCGGAAAATCTTATAAACAATATTGGACAGACTATAACGCTCAGTATGAATAAAATTTTATTACTACTTTCTTTCTTGTTGTTAGTTAACTGTGCTAATAATCGTAGTCACGTTGGTGCCACTCTTGGTGCCACGACTACGACTGGCTCGTGTGTGGCAATGGGTGTAGAAAATCCATATGCAATCGCTGCGTGTGCTGTATCTGGTGCATTTGTTGGTGCAGATTTAATGTATAATTCTGACAATGATGTACACAATGCAATGTTTGTAGATCATATGAATAAAGGTCCATCAGGTCCTTCATATACAAATTGGTATAATTCAGAATCAGGTAATAGTGGTATTATTAAAACTACTAGATCATATATGATAGAAACAATTAAATGTAAAGATTATGAAACTACAGTAGATATAACTAATCAATGGCCTCTTATAGGTATTGGAGGTATTAATAGAAAAGTAAATTTTGGAACTGCTTGTCAAATGCCAGATGGTAGATGGGTAGAAAAAAGATGAAAATTAAAAAGAACAGTTTTTTAAGAGATAGTTTATTTTGGTACATTGTTATAATTACATTGTTTTGGTTTGGTATGATATTTTGGGGAATTGCTAAAGCAGATAACCACGATCTATCTGGTAAAACATATCCAATACCAGTAGTTAAACAAGACGGTGTAGAATTTACGGAGACGACAAGTAAGGTAGAAAAGGTTTTAGATAAAATAGCTAAAGCAGATAAAGATACTAAAGTTTATTATGATAAGATTACTACAATACAACCTAAAGATGCAGCAAATCAATACTGTTATGTTAAAGTTGTTATAAAACAAAGTGGTAATAATTTAATTAAAGAAGAAATTTTGGAGTGTGCTGATGGTAGACGTACAGTAGATGGCCCTAGTTATTGGGAGTTGTTTGCACAATTCTATTATAGAGATGTTACGGCTCCAGAATACTGTAGAGTATACAGTAGACCTAATCACGTTTTTAAGTCGTTCGGAAAAACGTGTTTAAAACAGAACGGTGAATGGGAGGTAAAATGATTAAAAATCTAATCATTATATCACTTTTACTAGTAATTGTATTGGATTTAAGTCCTGTAGAGTTTTTAGACTACGTATCATATGGACTTGACAAAATACAAGATTTAGTATATAATATGAAAAGTGAGGTACAATAATATATGATGAAAATAACAAAACTCGTTGGAGTTGTAGTTGCTGGGTTACTAGTGGCTAATTGTTCTGCAACGTATAAGATGAAATCAGAAAACGGTAAAATCTTAAATGAGGTACCTAAATGGTATATGGCCGATTTTTCTGAAAGTAAAGCGTGTGATACACCTTTATTTGGTAAAGACAAAGATAAAATGTGTATCTTTGGTGTTGGTACAGCAGTATCACCTGACTTAAATCTAGCCATTGAAAAAGGTATGATGATTGCTAAAGCTGAATTGGCAGACATTGTAAAGGGTGAGATGAATAAGTCTTCAAAACAATTCATAACAGAATTGGGTAAGACACATAACAAAACAACAGTATCAGAAGTTGAGAGTACAATTGTAAACTTAATTAAAGATACACCTGTTAGAGGTTATGAAATCTTTGCTAAAGATGTAACAATTACCAAACAAGGTTATTACAGAGCGTGGATTGGTTTAAGATTACCATTAGGTGAATACAATAAAATGTATAATTTCACTATTGCTGAAGCTGTTGACGCTTATAACGTAAAAGAAAAAGCTAGTATAGCTTATAATAATCTTATAGGTAAAAAAGATGAAAATAATAATTTACAGTAAAAATAACTGTCAGTATTGTACCAAGGCCAAGCACCTTGTAAAAAATCTTGGCCTTGATTACGAAGAAAAAAAGATGGAAGATTTTCCTACTGTAGATGCTATGTTAGAAGACATTGGTAAAAAAGTTAGAACAATGCCACAAATTAAGATTGATGATAAATTAGTTGGTGGTTACAATCAACTTGTTGAATTTTTTGTTGAACAAGGGAAAGTGAATTTTAAAGGTGAGATTATTAGTGAGTGATGATAAGATAATACATTTTCCTACTGAAAGAATTGTAAACGTTGACACTGCAACTAAACAAGATACAGGTTTTTCAAAAAAAGTAAAAGAAAAACAAACAAGACAATTTGTAGAAACAGCAGTAGATGATATTAGTATGAGTTTATTAAGTCAGTTTGTCAATCTTGCTATGAAAACACAATCACCTATGTTTATGAAAGACTTAGCATTATTAGTAGATGTAATGCGTGGTATGATTTATAGAGATTTTGGATTAAAACATCCAGCACAATTATTATCAGATCAAATGGTAACAATGAAAGAAAATAGAGGCGGACAACCATCGGCTAAAATTAATTATACAAATGTAATAGAAACTAAAATCAAAGCCACTACGCCTTTAAGTAAAGATGTTAAGAACGAATTAAAAGATATTAATGATATTGGTGTTACATTTATACCAGATACGGATTTAGATGATTAAACAGAATTCCATAGGAATCGCCTTCACAGGTTGTAAAATAGTTAAATTAAACTCAAATATAAAAAGGAGTAATATATAATGTTAAATTATATCAAATCATTGTTCGGTAAAGACGAACTAGTTACTGTAAAAGTAACTAAAAGAACTGCTGAAAATAGAGGCAGAAAAAAACTTTCTAAAAAACAGAAAGTTTTAAACCTTTTACAAAAAGGTGAGAAAGTTGCTTGGACAACTTTACAAAACAAATTTGACTTGGAATCACCAAGATCAATGATTGATACTTTGAGAGCTGAAGGTTATATGATCTACGGTAACAAAGTAAGTGGTAGAACATATTACAGAATTGGTACACCAACAAGAGCGATTATCGCTGCTGGTATCCAAAAATTATATGGAACACCATTCAGATACAACAATCACAAAGTATCTGTAAAAAGATCAGAACTAGCACCAATTAACTAGTAAACATATATTAGGTGGCGTGATGCAAACACGCCACTTAATCATACAGAATTATGTCAGAATTTAAAAACGGTATATATAATACATTACAAAATTTGATAGGAACGAGTATAGGTCGTGCTATCATTTATACTATAGGACACATTATTATTGCAATGACTTGTAATAGAGTAATTACAGGAGCAGATTGGTCTTTGGCTGGAGTAGATGCCATCATAGAACCTATGATAAATGGAATATGGTATTATTTTTTAGATAGAGTTTACACAAGTAAAGGAGTAAAAAATGGCTGAATATAATAGAACGAATATGATTCAAGCAATAGAAGACCATGCAAAAGGACATATTTCTAAACATAAAATGAATGTAGAAGTATATCTTAAAAATGCTGCTGGTGTTGGTGAACATCCTGACATTTTAGATGCAGTTGAAAAAGAATTAAAAATAATTGCTGAATATAACGATCAATTAGAAATATTGAACAAGTATTTTAAATGAGTATAGATAAAATTATCATACAAGAGATAGAAGAACAAACAAAAGATAAACAAGTTGCTGTTCTTTTATCTGGAGGTGTTGATAGTTTATCTACAGCATTTGCTGCACATAGATTAAATAAAGACTTAACAGCATATACATTTCATTTAGAGGGTCAACCAACTTATGATTCACAAAAGGCTTTAGAAGTTTCAAAGAAATTTGGATGGAATTGTAAAGTCATTGAAGTACCTACAGATAAATTAGAAGAAGACTTTTTTAGACTAGCAAAAGAGATAATGTGTAAGAAAAAAACACATTTTGAATGTTGTTTTCCTTTTCTTTATGTATATCCACAAATAAAAGAAAAAGTTGTTATTAGTGGATGGGCAGCAGATGGTTATTATGGTATTAGTAAAAAGGCCATATTACATTACACTAAAGGAAAAACTAAAGCAAAGTTTGATGAATTTAGAGATAATTATTTTGATTACTATAATCAAGCTGGTTATCTATGGCACGAAAGAATAGCTAGAAATCACGGCAAACAATTTATTACACCATATCTATCTTTTAAAGTAAGAGAGTTTTTTTATAATAAAGATTGGTATGAACTAAATGAGCCATTTCAAAAACACCACGTTGTTAATGCATTTGATGAATTTAAACAATTTAATTTTAAAAAACATATTAATTTACAATTAGGCGCAGGAGTTGATAAGTTGTTTGAAACATTAATAGATAACAAAAAAGTTAATTTTAAAAATAGAAAAAGAGTTATGGACATATGTAGAGATTGGTCCACACAATTTGAAAGTTTAGGAACATTACCAATATGATTAAAAAAATAAAAAAAGAAGAATATCAAAACTTGGCTGACTGTATACGAAGTGACCAAGTACCTGCCTCTGCAATTGCAGAGTATTTTGAAGATAAAGCATTTTACAAATGGTATAAAAAGAAATACTTATGATACTAGTTGATTTAAACCAAGTATTAATATCAAACCTTATGGCACAAACCAGAGGTCGATCAGATGAAATACCAAATAAAGATATGATACGTCATATGGTAATTAATTCTATACGTGGTTACAGATTAAAGTTTACTGATGAATATGGTGAGATGATACTGTGTGCAGATGCAAGTAATACCTGGCGAAGAACTTTTTTTCCTAATTACAAATATAGTAGAAAAAAGAATAGAGATGATTCAGATACAAATTGGATTACAATATTTGAAACAATAAATGATATTAGAGTAGAGCTTACAGAGAACTTTCCGTATAAAGTTTTACATATAGACACAGCTGAAGCAGATGATATTATTGGAACACTTGTTAAATATAATCACAATAAAGAAGATAAGATATTAATTATATCAGGTGACAAAGATTTTATACAATTACAAAAGTATTCTAACGTCACACAATATGCGCCAATACAAAAGAAGTTTATAAATGATGAAGACCCTAAAAGATTTTTACACGAACAGATAATTAAGGGTGATAGATCAGATGGTGTACCAAATATATTAAGTCCAGATGATGTATTTGTTATAGGAGAGAAGCAAAGACCAATCAATAAGAAAAGATTAGAAGAATGGTCAAAAGTAGAGAACATACCTTTGGGGTCAGAAACTAAAAAATACTATGATAGAAATAAGAAACTCATAGATTTAGAGATGATACCAGGTATATTAGAAAATACTATTATAAATAGGTATAACAATTATGATGTACCTAGTAGGTCCAAACTACTACCGTACTTTATAAATTATAAACTGAAAGCATTGATGACAAATATTAATGACTTTTAATATTGCAATATTGGAGTAAATTATGGCAGAACAACAAACACAACAAAGACATCCAAGTCTTATTAGTAAAAAGTCTATGGAAGCAATGACAAGGACTTCAGGTTCTAGCAGAGCATTAGCACACGAAATTTTCTTAAAAGTTAATAATGCTAAAGACAAAACTAAAAAGATTGCTGTCTTAAAAGAAAATGATACACCAGGATTAAGACAGTTGTGCAAAGCAGCATTTGATCCTAATATCAAATTCGATTTACCAGAAGGAACCCCTCCTTATATAGAGAACGAGGCACCAGCTGGTACACAACATACCTCACTATTTGATGAAGCAAGTAAACTTTACGTATTCATAGTGGGTGGTAATAATCAAATTAATAGAGTAAGAAAAGAAACTTTGTTTATACAAACGTTAGAAAACTTACATAAAGACGATGCTAAGGCATTGATTTCTATTAAAAATAAGAGTTTAAATAAGGCTTATAAAGGATTAACCGAATCGGTAGTCAAAGAAGCCTTTAATTGGAACGACAATTTTACCAGAAAATAACGTTTTTAGGGGGTTTTTATCAAAATCCCCTTAAAATACCCCTATAAAGCATTGATTTTACTAGCTTATTTTTTTTATTTTTCATTTGACATCCACTCGTAATCCGTATATAATAAATAGTATAAACAACGGAGGATTATATTATGAGAATATTGAGTTTGATAACTATGTTATGTGCCATTTGGTACTTTATGATGTGGGGTTGGTCTACGGCCAAAGCTGATGAGTACAAAGAAGCTGTAGTCGGACACGTCATCACACAAAAAGTTACTAATGGTGAACTAGACGTAAGTAAGTTAATGGAGCAAGAGTTAGAGAAAATTGCTCATCAATTTGCAATAGAGTCTATTGTTATACTTCAGAAATACTTGCCATCTATACTTGATGGTATTGCTGCTGATTTGAGATTGAAAGCAGACAAAGAATATAAGTGTAAATTATTAAAAGATACGAAGATCAAAGACGACTGTATTTAAACAATGCACGAATTTGGTGAAATATCCGTGTGGGAATACTTGTTTGTAACAAGTGTTTTTTTATTAATTGTGTATTTAAGGTATTAATGAAAAACAAAAAAATAAAATTGTCGGTTTATAAGAAAAAACTATCACCTATGTTGAGCACAGGTGAGAAGTATTATACAACCTACAAAGATATAAAGAAGTATTTTGACATTTTAAATAAAGCAATATTCAATGACGAGTTATCACCATTTAATCAGATTGAAATTAAACAAATAAGAGATAGAAAAAAGTATTGTTACGGATTAGTTGAAGTATTAGAATGGAAAAGAAAAGGTACACGTGTGTATAGATTACAAATGCAACCAGTGTACAATAGTAAAAAAGATTTTGTGGATACTTTAGGACACGAAATGGTACATCTTTATCAAATGGCCAATAAAGGTGACACAGGCAACCATAATAAGTTGTTTTATAGTTTTGGCTCAAAAATGAAACAAGTAGGTTTGAGGTTATAATGAGAGGAATATATTATGAAAAAGGTGAGAGTAAAAAAGTTTAAAGACGCTTTTCTTAAGCAACCAATAGAAAATTCTTTAAATTTATTAGAAAACTTTTTAGTATCAGATAACAAAGAAACTGTTTACTATTCTGGTAATTTACAAGAAGACATCTTAAGCAATTACAATAAGAAACAATCCAATAAACTATTTAAACGTATGGGTAAATATACCAATAACGAAAATCTAATGTTCTTTCAAAAGAAAATAGATAAAGACCACGGTTATTATGATTACATTGTGAGGAAAAGATGAAACTATTAAAAAAACATAAAGATATACTTCAAGCTGTTGTTAAAGGTAAAGGTATTGCTAAAACAAAATTTATACCACGAGAAGAAACAATTAAAGAAATGGATACAGTTGTAGAACTATATATGGCTGATATACTTTTATTTAAGTCTGTTTCAGAACTAGAAATTACAGGTCCTAAAAAACAACCTAGGTATAAGGCATTACAGTTATCTTTACATCCAAAGATGGATTTAAATACACTTAAAAAAATTATAAAAAAAGGTGTTTATGAATCACAAAATATGGGAAATTAAAAATTCTTTTACAGAAGAACAAAAGAATTATATAGACAATCATATATTGTCTAATAGTTTTCCTTGGTACTTTCAACCAGTATCAACAACAGAAAAATTTTTATTTTTTAGTCATATGTTGATACCAAGAGGCGATGATCCTAATATAACTGATCTTACACCATCAAATGAGTTTCCGTTCTTTGAACAGATATTAAAACAGAGTTGTGAATTAGTTGATTTAAAACTAAAAACAATATTGAGAGGTTGTTTAAATTTAAATGTAAACTGTTTTGACAATACATATTTACACGGTGACCCTCACACAGATTTTGGTATACCACATAAACTTGCAATTATATTTTTAAATGATTGCCAAGGTCCTACACACATATTTAAAGAAACCTACGATACATTTAAAGTTAAAAACTCAACCTATCCAATAGAAGAACACTTAAAAAATCCATTAACAATATACAAAAAAATATTACCAGAAAAATATAAAGTATTAATATTTGATGGTAAACACTATCACGCCACTAGTTATCCTGCACGAAATGATCGTAGAGTAATAGCAGTGTTTAACTTTCAAACGGAGGATGATTTAAAATGAAAAAACTGCCAAGATATAAAATAGTAATAGGTGTATGTTCTCTTATGTTTCTTATATTTTTAACTGGAACTTTTTTTCCTAATCCATATACAGAACATATGCTAAAAAAAAGAATAGAAACTTATTATACAAAATGGGCAAATGATTTAGGGTTACAAGAACCAGCATTTAATTATAATAATGATGTTCAGTTTGTAGAAGCAGTTAGAAAGTGTGTTGATTGGGTAAACTTTGAAACACCTAGGTTTGAACGTGTGCCAGTAGAAATGATAATAGGACAAGCTGCACTAGAATCTGGTTGGGGTACAAGTAGATTTGCAATAGAAGGTAATAACTTATTTGGTATTCGAACATATGATAAAGATGTTCCACATATGTTAGTAGAAGGACATAAGAAATGGAAAGGTTGGGGTGTAAGAATATTTACAACCAAATGTCAAAGTGTACAATTTTTTGTAGAACTTTTAAACAATCATCCAGCTTATGAAGAATTTAGACAAACAAGAGATAAAATGTTAATACTAGGACAAAATTTAGACTCTAAAAAACTTGTAAAAACATTAACTGCTTATTCTACTACAAAAGATTATGCAGAAAGAGTTAATTATATAATTGACAAAGTAAGAGATAGAGAAAACAAAATAGAAGACATAAATATAGAAGTTAAAACAGATTCAAAAGTACCGCCACAAAAACCTAAGGAGTAGGTATGAAAATAAGATACTACAAAGAAATCAACGGTTATCGTTGGTTAGGCTTTGGTTTAGCAATGATAAGTGTATGGATACTATCTAGTGCTAATATATCTACACAATGGGTAGGATGGACATTGAGTTGTATATCTTGTAGTATGTGGGTTTACTTTGGTATCAAAGACAAAGATTTGCCAAGAGCTCTTATGGAATTATCATATCTCGTATTAAGTATGAGAGCTGTTTTTAACTGGTTATCACAATAAATAGTAATATGTATTTAGCAATATTAACATTAATATCAGGTATTGTAATATCTATTATTGCTGCTGGTTACTCTATTATAGGATTGGCAACATTATTTGCTGGTGCTGCTGTACCAATTATTGCTATGGGAAGTGCATTAGAAGTCGGTAAACTAGTAGTCGCCAGTTGGTTATATCGTAATTGGAATTCATCTCTATTACCACGTACTATTAGATATTATCTTACTACAGCTGTATTTGTATTAATATTCATTACATCATTAGGTATCTTTGGCTTTTTGTCAAAAGCACACCTAGATCAAGTACGTCCTACAGGTAATAATATGATACAAATAGCATCATATGATAAACAAATAGAACAACAACAAAAGATAATAGATAGATCACAAAAGACGTTAGATCAATTAGATAGAGCTTTAGAGGTCTATATAGAAAAAGAATTTGTAACTAGGGGATTAAAAGAGAGAAGCAAACAAGAAGAAGAAAGAAAGATACTACAGACAAATATCGATTCAGCGACACAGAAGATTTTAGAGTTGAATACTGCCAAAAGCAAAATAGAGTTAGAACAAATAAAAATAGAAGCGGATGTAGGTCCATTGAAATATGTTGCAGAGTTAATTTATGGTGATGAGGCCAAAGACCATTTTGATGAAGCAGTTAGATTAATCATATTAATACTTATATTTGTATTTGACCCACTTGCAGTATTAATGTTAATTGCTGCTAATATATCTATAAAAGAATATCAATTATCAAAAGAAAAGACACAATCAAAGAAAAAAGAAAATTTAGATAAGAGAATACAAACCTTAATGAAAAAGAATGATAAGTATAGAAAGAAACAATCTATATTATTAAAAGCAATTTTTGGAAACAATGCAA